ACTGGATCAAAGGCGCAGTAAAGCACCCGGGAGCCCTCACGGCGGCGGCCAAAGCTCACGGCAAGTCCAAACTGGAAGAGGCCGAAGCCGAGAAGAAGTCCAGCAACCCGAAGATTCGCGCTCGCGGTAGCTTAGGCGAACGGTTCATCAGGAAGGCCCTATGAGTCTGGCATCAATTGTGGCGTTCTGGAGGGTCGAGAAGACGACTATCATGGGCACGTTCACGACCGCGATGGGGCTTGTGGCGCTCACCAGTGCACCCGGCGAAGGCCATGTGAACTGGCCTCATTGGGTCGTGATGATGGCCTACTGGACTGTCGGTCCTGGTGCCTTCGCGTTCTCGTACTGGACAAAAACCAAGGGCGTTACTGGTGGTGATATTACCCCACAGGGCAATACGGCACCGAAGGTAACGATGGTGGAGGCGGCTAAATCAGGAGCTCCTCCTGTTCCTGTTCAGCCAGCCGGAGAAAAGAAGTCGTGATCGCTCATGTGATGGATTTCCTGGCCCGACATAGCTTCCCTTTTATGGTTGCTGTGTTTCTTGTTCTTGTTGTGGTTATCGTGGCACGTGAAAACAATCCAAGGAATCACTGGTGAACCGATGAGTGGCAAACCGATGATCAGGAGAATGCCAGGATACGACGGGAAGTTCACAACCGACTATGAATGGCCATGGATGGTCTTTTGCCCAAAAACGATAAAGTCTTTCTCGACATGGCGTGAGGCGTTCGGTTGGTCCTTGGACTATGAAAAACAGGTGTTCTGAGGTTCGGATGAAACCAAGAGTTTACTGGCGAAAACACTGGAGGGGGCTTAACTGGACTGTATTCGCACCGCAACGTGTTTCGGCTTATGGAGTTTCACAGTATGCGGCGGTATATGCTACGTGGGGTGAAGCAATCAAAGATGCCCTCAGCATCAGAGTATGGCCGCGATGAACGACTACGAGAAAGTTTCCAACGTCGAGGAACAGATTCACGAGTGCATGAAGGGCCGCGCGACGTTCATCACCTGCCCCTGGTGCAAAACGGAAGTCACTTGGCACGATAACGCGCTTTGTTGTGCCGATCTCGGGATTACAGTTCGGGCGATTCTGCGGAGACAGGCGCAGAGCGAATGCCTGGAGACAGCGGCCCGAATCGCAGATGCGGCAATGAGGAACTGATTGACGCCCACCGAAGAGATCGAAGCTCCGCAGACTGACGCCGAAGAACCGGAAGAAGAACAGAAACCGGACTACGGCGAGAACAACAAAGACCTCCCAAAGCAACTGGTTGAAGTCCTGCGTGATGCCATTGTGGAGTTTCAGGGGCAGGAGAAATTCACCCGGCGTCGTGAAGTTCGCAGGGACCGCCGTAATCGCTTCTACGAGGCTGGCTATCAGTTCCTTCAATGGTCCGATACAAAGAACGGAGGGTTTACCCTTCTGGTTCCTGGAGGGACGGTATACAACGCTGCTGGAGGGTCGATTCAGTGTCCGGCGTACATGGACGCCTACAACATCTTTTTCCCGTACTTCCGCATCATTCAGAGCGTTTTGACCCAGACCATGCCTGGGGTGGACTTCCAACCAATCGACCCCAGCGACCCGGACGATATCGACAAAGCTAAAACGGCCGAGGACTACAGCAAGTTGTTCGACCGCCAGAACGATATCAAGGATCTGATGGGACAGATCGTTCGGATGATGGCGATGAGCGGCCGGACGGTGAGTTGGACGCGAACCGAGGAAGACGCGCAGCGATTCGGATACGAAGACGACGGCATCACGCCGAAGAAGTTCCAGCGGACCACGATTCACGGGACGCTGGAAACCAAGTTCCCAATCATCGCACGGGAGTTCGACGACAACTGCCTGTATGGAATCATCTACATCGATCTTGACATCAGGAAGGCGAGGCACGACTACCCTGATTTTGCGGATGAGATCAAGGCCGGTACCGCGGCTCTGGGCGAGAACAACTACGAACGGTGGGCGAGGCTCGGTGTCCTGAACGGAGCCCGCGGGCAGGCTCAGGTGGGTGATTCTCTCGATCATGTCGTCACCGAAGCGCATTGCTTCCTGCGTCCGGGAACGTTCAGCGGGAAGCAGTACGATGTTCCATTCGAGGGAGGAGGCACGGTAAAGGAAGCCATCGAGAAGATTTTCGCCAACGACAAGGGCACCTTTGAAGGCGTCAGGGCTGTTTTCGTCGGCGATACATATACGTGCTCATTTGCCGAGTGCATGGACGACCACATCGACGTCCAGTTCCCATATCAGGGAGACGGCATGTCGCGGCCCGGATTCATGGATCTGATGGTGGTTGTTCAGGATCATTTCAATGACTTGTGCAACTGGATTCGTGAGAAGGTGGACACCGGGGCCGGATCTACGTGGATCGATGGAACGCAGGAAGAAGTCGATGCTGTAACGAGCCAGAAGGCGGCGCCTAACGCTATTCGTCCATGGAAAGCCAAGACCGGCATGGCGATGGAGCAAAGCTTCTACAAGGAGCCTGAAGTTGAGATTCCCGACACCCTGTTCAAACTTCTGGAGTATCTCCAGGCGGCTCTACCGGAATTTCTTCTCGCGGCGCTTCCTTCGTTGCAGGGCGGACAGATGTCCGATAACAAAACTGCGAGTGGCTACGCTCAGGCCAACGCTCAGGCCAAAGGGCAACTAGCGATTATCTGGGCCAGAATGCAGCGTATGTTCGCGCGGATTCGGTATCAGTCGGCACTTGCGGCAAGCCGGGAAGAGAGCATGCAGGGCACTATCAACATTCCTGGCCTGGAAAGTGGCGAGACGATCAGTGTTAACATGGACACGCTGAAGAAGGGCAACTTCGGATGCTACCCGGATGAGGATTCCAGTTTCCCGGAGAGCACAGCGCAGAAACGCGCCACGCTGAACGGGCTGGTTACTCTGGCGGGTACTTCGCCGATGATGGCTCAGTTGCTGGACAATCCGGACAACGTGGAAGAACTGAAGAGTCTCAATGGGTTCGAGGATCTGATTCTACTGCCGGCCGAGGCACGCAATAAGCAGCTTTTCGAGATCGAGCAACTTTTGCAGCAGGCACCGATTCCCCCAGATCCGCAGATGGTTCAGGAGATCCAGAAGCAGCACGCCACGGTAGCATTGCAGGCGATGGGTAGTGGTGAGCCTGCGCCCCCGGCGCCCAGCGTAGAATCGTTGTCTCAGCCGAGCGTGCCAATTCAGGAACTCGACTATCATCAGTGGGAGTTTGAGAAGTGCCAGGAATGGCTGTCCAGCGCGGCGCGGAGGGATCAGGACAAGCGCGGGAACGGGCCGGGAGTGCAGAACGTCATCCTGCACGCAATGGCGCACAGAGCCATGCTACAGCAGCAGATGGCAGCACAGCAGGCGATGGCCGCCCCGCCTCCGCAGACGGCCCATAAGCCCCCACCACCTCATCAGCAGCCACAGCAACCGGCACCAGTAGCGGGAATGGAACAGTCAGCATAAATGATAGACCTCTCCAAAAGCAAGTATGCTTATCCGACCTTTCGATATCCGGGGATCTATTGGTACACGATTGGCCATCAGAGCATTTTCCCGGTTTACGACGTGTCCGGGGGTCCGCCCTCATGTCACGCGATGATGGCGATTAAAGAGTTACGGGAGGACTTCTCTGGCGATTTGGGTCCACATGGCCTGCATGTTGGGGAAGATGGAAAATGGTTTTCGATGTACATACCAAGCCATAATGACCCCGACGAAAAGGACCGTCTGGTCGAGGAATGCTTAAATATTTTGAACGCGGCTTAGGGAGAATCCGAACATGGCAGACGATTTTGCAGCAGTAGCAACCCCGGAGATTGGTGGTGACACCGGCGCTGACACCGACCTTGGATCAGGTCTGGATACCAGCACTGAAACCTCAACGGAATCAACAGAAACGCCTGGCAGTGAGAATGACACTCCCGGCGACAAAACCACCGACAAATCAGAAGAGTTTCGAGCGGTCAAGAACGGTCAGCTTTCACCGGAAGCCAAGGCCGCACTGGACCGACTGAAGGTCGAGAACCCAAAATTAGCCAAAGCGGTAACGAAGGCTTTATTTGCCGAAGAACGCCTGAGGAAAGAACTTCCCGGTGGATTCAAGGAAGTTCAGGACCTCCGAGCGTTCAAGCAGCAGATCGACGAAGGCATGGGCGGGGAAACCGGCTTTCAGGAAGCCACGCAGGAACTGGACGGCTGGCGAACATTCGACCAGCAGTACACAGCAGGTGACCCGAAGGTACTGGAGTTCCTGACCGAGACTCCTGAAGCTCAGGCCGCCTTCATGAAGATCATCCCGGATGCCATCGGCAAGTTTGCTGAGGTCAATCCTGAGGGATTCAGCGCCTATTTCGGCCGCGTGATGGCCGGGGACATGAACGAGCATGGTATCCCCCTCACGCTTCAGCGTCTCGGCGACTTCCTGCGGCGGGCTAGTTTCACCGATGAGCGTGACGGGACCGAAGCCGGGACGCTCCACAAGGCCCTGATTGACTATTACAACCGAGTGGCGGGAATCGCACAGAAACCGCTATCGGCGAAGGCTGAGCCAAAGGCCGATGATCCGCGGGCGAGGGATCTGGAGACGCGCGAACAGCAGTTAACCCGTAAAGAGTGGAGTGGAGAAACCGAGAAGCAGCACGGCCAGATATTCGCTCAGGCGTGGAAGAAGAATGCTATCCCGCCGGAGAAGGCCGCTCTGGTTCGTCGACTGTATCCGATTCACCTGCAGGAGAAGCTGGCAGCTCGTAAGGATTTCGACAGCAACATGAATCGGTACTTCTCGGCAAAGCAGAAGGACGGATTCCTCAGGCTGCATGATTCGACGTTTAAAGAGATTGTTCCTCTGGCTTTGCGTTCAGCCATGGCAGAGGCAGGTATTAACTCGAAGAAGATCGCGCCGGTCGGCAAGGCGCAGGTACCGCAACTTCCGGGACGCAAGGCGGATACGGGATTCATTCCGGTGGCGAAGAAGCCGGACTTCAGGACCGAAGTCGATACGAGTCGCACAGGCGTCGAAATGTACGCAAAGAAGCAGGCTATTCTGAAGAACGGAAAGCGCGTACAATGGTCCTGATATGGAACTTACCAGGCGTGGATTGGGAGCCTGTCCAGGTGTGGCCCGAACCACAGTACTATCAGATTCGTGGCGATGCTGGGTACTGCCTGGGACCCCTACTGACCTCTGGAAGGTGGATGGGGTTCAAGCGTGATCTGTCAGTAAATGACGACATCTCCACGGATTAAGATCGACCTCCAGCCCAAGCAAACCCAGGTCTTCGACCTCCTCAGTTCACCAGCTTCATGGATTGGCATGGGCGGCGGCCGAGGTTGTGCTAAATCCTTTGAAATAGACGCCTGCATGCTGACCCGGCGTGGTCAGTTCCCCGGCACAGTCGGTTGTATCGTGATGCGCAACTACGATCAGGTGCGCAAATATCATATCGAGCCGATGATGCGGAACTGGCCGGAACTGGAGAAGTTCCTGAACAAATCCGATGGCCAGTTGAAGTGGACTGGCACTGACGGGAAACGAGCTCAGATCGACTTCAGCTATGCCGAGAACCTGGCAGACGTTGAAAGGCGCTTCCGGTCCGCCAATTACTTCGATATTTTCGTCGACCAGGCCGAGCAGTTCACCGAAGACGAACTCCGCGAAATGAAGAAGGCCTGCCGATGGCCAGGAACCCTCGGAAAGTGCAAGATGATGCTTGCCTTCAACATGGGCGGAATCGGCATCCAGACGCTTCGCAAGTGGTTCCACACGCGGGAGTATAACGAACGCGAGACCGCCGAGAATTTCGCCTTCGTCCATGTGTTCCCCTGGGACAACGTGGAATGGTCGCGCGTGGCACTGGCTGAGGACGGATTTACAGAGGACGACTATTATCGATGGACCGACGAGCAGAGAATGCTGTACTGCGCCTCCCGTAGCGATTATGGCCGTGATCTGAACTCAGCCGACGACGCTCTTAGAAACCGCGACTGGCTGGGATCGTGGGAATCGTTCGAGGGAGCCTATTTTGGACGCGTTTTCGAGCGCAAATCGACCATGGTGACAGCCCAGCAGGTTAGCCGGCTTATTCAGCCGTGGGATATCCGCTGGCTGAGCATGGACTGGGGCAAAACACACTACTGTGTGACCTACTGGCACGCCAGGACGCTCCTGGCGCCAGAGCAGGTGCTTCGGGTGCTCGGCTGGACCGTCGATAAGCCCATCAAGGCGGTAATCACCTACCGCGAACTGGTCCTGAACGAGATGAGCTCTCCGGACGTCGGAAGAAAGCTCGTTGAGGCTACCGCGGGCGAGGAAAAGCAGGTTCGGAACTTCTATCTGTCCCCGGATGCGTTCGGCGAGAGAGATTCTGATTTCACGACAGCCATGAACCTCGGCGCCGTGCTCAGGATTGTGGGATTGCCAGAGCCGGAGCCAGCGGACAATGATCGCAAGGGCGGATGGTCGCTGATGTACGATCTGTTGCAGGACACCAAGCGGCATGGCTACATAGACGGAGAAGTCTGGCTCATCTCTGCCGAATGTCCAAATCTTCTGGAATCCTTGCCGATCCTGATGCGGGACCCGAAGAATTTGGACGACATTATTAAAACCGATACGGGAGCAGCCAGGCTTGAGCAGGATGTGGCCGACAGCGCCCGTTACGGCCTCAAGAGCATGCTCCGACCGCGGATGATAGCCCCCCAGTCGGTTCGTGAGAACGAGCTTGTTCAGTCGATTACCGACCTCACCCAGAAGAACATCGCACTGATGAAGTTTCGCGAGAACGAGATGCGACGGACGCGTGTTTCGCGGGCTCCGTCATGGCGCTCTTGAAACCAGTATCAGTTCGTGATACGATCTATCCGTAACGTAGCACTGAAGCGGCACTGAGAAGCGGAACTCTCTAAACCGTGTGTCATTCAGTCTCGTAACATCAGTAACGCAGTCATCGGCCTCAATACGGCTACGGTCCTGGGCCGCCTACTACGGGCACTACGGACAGGCACAGACTGAAAATCCAATTTTCAGGAGTGTGCTCGTATGCCGATTGGCAGCGTATCCCTAAGTATCGCCTCGCAGTCCGAGTATCTTCGCGACACGCTTGAGGAACTCGTTCTGTTGCAGGCAACCCTCTGGAAACGAATCCAGAAATCACCCGATATCACCTCTATTTCCAACCGCCCCGCGCGTATCCCGTTCAACGTTCTGACCGGTGGAATCTTCCGCACTGGAGCGAACCTGTTTGACAACGCCGACATGGGCCGTGGCTCTGCGCCGACTCAGGCATTCGGAAATCTTTCCGCCGTTTCCTTCCTTCAGGCCTCTGAATACACGGCACTTTCCGAGTACGCCACTGACTCCACCGAAAAGGCCGTCGAAAACTACGTCACACTGACAAATCGTCAGGCGACCGAGACGATGGCCGGCTATTTGGACTCTTTGGCGGCCAATTCGAGCGGCGCAAACGACCTGGACACCGTGGTTTCGACTGCGACGAATGCTCTGGTCGTCAACAACGCCAACGCATTCCAGGACAATCAGCCCATCGACGTCTGGAGTGCCATTGGCGGGACTCTCCGCGGCACCGTAACTGTTCAATCGATTGATATAGCCAATGACACGCTATGGCTTACTGGCCCTATCCCTGCCGGGACCGTAGCTGGCGATACTCTGCTGGTCAGCGGATCGGCTGGAGTGGCCAACAGTGGAGCTTTCGGGGTTCCCTACTGGCACGTGGCCGGGAATGCTGGAAACTACATGGGTATCCCGCGTTCGGCCTATCCGGGTAAGTTTTCGACCCCGAACGTCAATCCCGGGACCTCTGCTTCCAACACCGGCTCACTGACTCCGGCTTCGGTTCGCGCGATGCAGGCCCAGATCGACCTTGCGATGGGCATTGACGCTGCCGACGATGAAGTCGTGGCCCACATGAACGTGGATATGGCCGCTGCCTGGGAAAACAACGCGCTTCCGGTGCAGTCGATCATCTACAACGAAGAAAAGGGCGATCAGACCGCCGATATGCTGAAGAAACGGCAGACGACTACCATCGCCGGCCGCGAGATCCTTCGCAACATCCGCGCCAAGATCGGCCGAATCGACTTCATCAACTTCAAGCACTGGTTTCGGCTGGAAACCAAGGATCTGGA